GCTGCGCGCGCGCTTCCCATTCGGGACGCTTGAGCTCAGCCCATGCGCGTGCGCGCTCCGATGCGCGTGCGCGCGCATGTTGCGAGGTGCGCCAGAGGATGAGCGCGAGCATGAGCGCGCCGAGCGCGCACGCGCTCAGGAGTGCGCCTTCGGGTGTTGACGTGAAATCGTTCATCATGAGTCCTTCATCTTGGGGGACTCCCACCATAGCACGAAAGAAAGCGGGCACCCAAGGGGTACCCGCTTTCTGTTTCTCACGCTAGTGGCAGTGTCACAACGGCTGCGTCAACGTCCGGCCGAACTCTACAGCTTTCTAGATTGGCACTAGCGGGTGGTCCTGGTAGGTGTCTAGAACTTCCAGGACGTTCACCGTGGACCGTGTCGGATTCGAACCGACAACCCTCTGCTTGCAAAGCAGACGCTCTACCGTTGGAGCTAACAGCCCTTGTGTTCGGTTCCAGCTTGCGCGGGAACCGGGGTGAAGTTTTGATGCGGAGTCCTAACCCATCACTCCCCGTGATGTGGCCCGGAATCGAACCGGCTAGCCTTGCAGCTATCACCCGAAGGTGGTTGAGCACACCAATACTCAACACTCCGCACATCATGTGACCGTGACCTATCTGTCGGTGTGCACTTCCGAACAGCTATCCACGGTACCCACCTGCCTCCAGACTTGGTGGGTCCAGTTTCCCGCAAGCATAAACGCTATCACTAACGTTCCCTACACGGCGATGCCTGGTACCGCATTCGGACGCTGCCTGGGACTCGAACCCAGATCTTCACCCTTCACGGGGCTATCATGCCAGTTGGACCAGCAGCGCCACCCCGAAACCACTCGGGGCCTTTGTGCCCGCATCGGGAGCTACCCGACCGAACCTGAGTCCGTGACGCTGGTCAAGCGCTGTCGACCTATGGTGTACGGACTAAACACACCGTGCGTGAGCGAGTTTCGAATCCCGCTGCGCTCCCGTTTCGACTTCCCGGTCTGCTGAGATATGCCCAGCCACCTTGGCCTGCCACTTCGCGGTCGCTCTCCATAAGATCACGCGCCCGGAACCACCCTGGTTTTACCAGCTCTGGGGGTCATGACTTCCCGTGAGCGTTGTCCGGTTTGCTGGTTAGGCAAGGTCGGACGTACCTCGTGGTGTGACCGGGATTCGAACCCATATTTCCGCTTTGAACGGCGTTCTGCCATTGAACTACACACCTGGACTTCCCACCCATGCATTGATGAGTTGTCCCATCCGGCCAACCGTCGTTGGCTAGTAGCGAGTGCAGGATTTGAACCTGCGGTCTCTGGCTTATGAGGCCAGCGAGGACAACCGAACTCCTCTAACCCGCTATGAACACCTGCTCAGTTCTCAGATGGCAGTCATCGAACACTCTTGCAGGTGCGACCCCTGCCAGGGTCTTGGATCTGGTACAGATTATGAGTCTGTCCGCTCCCGTGCCCCTCGGTGGATTTGAACCACCTTGCGCCGCTACAGTGCGCTTTACCTATAGGGAACGTCTTCCCGGGGCTTGTGCCGAACCGAAGTCCGGACTTGATCTTACTTGTCTTCGCCTGACGTTTCAAGGTTGATGTCCGGGATGAGAATTTCGGGACGGAACATGATTTCGTGGTGGAAGGGGTCAACGTTGATGGCGTCGAGCTGTTCGGCCATGTACGTAACGTTGTCCGAGAGACCGAGAAAGTGCTTGAGATACGCCTTCGCGTCGTCGCCTTCGGCGATCTTGCAGGTGACTTCAAGCTGGTTGCCCTCGTCCACGATGTTGCAGAATCCTTCGATGGTGAGGAGCGCTTCACCGGTGATCCCGTTGATGAACGTGATCTCGCGGTAGACCTTGAAGTTGTCAGCCGCAGTAGAGATGTTGTCCGAGGCGGTGTCTGCTTCGGCGGTGCATCCGGCGAGCATCGCAGCTGATGCGGTGGCCGCGAGGATCATCTTCACTGAGTTTCGCAAAGTTACCCATCCTTTAATCGTGGTCGTTGTTCTTTCTTGCTGATGTACTAACCCTAACAGGTGTCCCCGATGCTGTCAACACCGGGGTACCCCTGAACGTTTCCGCAGGTCAGGCCAGGTACCACAGGTACTTGGTGCCTTCGACGTTCTCCATGCGGACCTTCCCGTCACTCTGGAGGCGGCGCAGCGACGTGTACACGTTCGCTTCCTTCTCGCGAAGTTCCGTAGCGAGCTGCGGTTTCGACAGTCCTTCGGGGTTCTCGGCGAGAAGCTGCAAGATCGTCGCGTTTCGCTTGGCGACAGCGGCGGACATCGGACGGCCGCGCTTGGGTTCAGGGTCTGCAACGACAGCCGAGAGCGCATCGTGCAGCGCTTCCGTGTGGTCTTCGATGCCGTCAACCTTGAGCGAATCGGGAACCTCAAGAGTCCCCTTACCGCGGAGTCGTTCGGTGAGTTCATCGACAGGCGCAGCCGCGTGAACCAGGGCAGCCGCTTCCGCAGCCGCCGCCTTCATCGCTTCGAGATCAGGCTTCGGCTCGGCCACGGGCGTCGGGGTCGCGCGAGGTGCGGCCTTGGGCTTCTCCTCGGCTTTCCGCTGCAATTCGGCCCGCTTGGCGAAGGCGTTCTTCAATTTCTGACGGTTCGTTGCTACCCACATGGGTTTTACCTCCAAAGAGTGAAAGGGGCTCCCGGTTGGGAGCCCCTTGGGTGTTCTAGAAACCGGGGTCGATCGCGCTGCCACCCGCCATGGCGGGGGCACCCCCGCCAACGGGCGGGAACTCGGTGACCGCGATCGCGCCGTCGCGAGGCGCCTTGAACGACCACGCGACTTCGACCTGCGGATTGCCTTCCCGGTCCAACTTGATCTCGTTGTTGTTCCGGTTGTCTTTGGCGGCCTGCGTCTTCGCAGTCACGGTCTTGCCGATGATCGCGCGAGCGATCTGGTCCAGGGTGGGCCGCTGGCTGACCAGAACTTCATCCGAGATGCCGAACGCCTTCATGTTCTGCATGAACATCGACGCGTTGGCCTCGGTCATGTAGATGCGGTGGTTGAAGGTCGTCGGGCGTTTGCCCGCGTGCTCGCCTTCGGTGATCTTGAGCCGCATTTCGATCTGCGGCGTCTTCTTCTGGCTGGACTCGCCAGCTTCGGCCGACTCGATACGCACCTGATAAGTGCCGATCGGGGCGACTTCGGTGACGACTTCGGTCTTGGCCTTGGCGACCAGGACATCCCACGGGACAGTAGTCATGCTCGTTGTTCCTTACTCCGACACGAAGCCGGGGAAGATCTGGCCCATCATCTCGGTGATGTTGGGGTTTTCGATGGAATTCGCTGTGAACCGGTCTTCGAAGTGCGAACCGGTGATGAAATTCGGGCTGGGCTTCACCATGAGTGAACGCACCAGCGGACTGTCAGCGGCAATGATGCCATCCGCGTTCGGGACCTGCTTGACCGTAAGGCAAGCCGTGGTGTTCATCCAATACGCGATGCCCTTGCGGAGCGCGCCTTCCATGTTCGGCACATACTTGCCGTCCGCGCGGAGATCGCCTTCGGCGGTGAACACCGCGACCCGGAACGGGTTGCGAACGTCTTTCACCATGTCACGGAACCGCTGGATCTTCTCAGACATGCGGGTCAAGAGCTGACCCCAGTCCGAATACTGCTGGTTGCCGGACTGGAAACCGGGCAGCGCTTCCTTGCAGCGTTTCTGGAGCTGCGTCACCGAGTCGACAACGATCGACTGGAACGGGTGGTCAGGTTGGATGGTCCACTGGATGACCTGTTCGACGGTCTCCCAGCGGAGCACGTCCACCACGCAGATATCCCATGTGCCGTCCGCCTTCGGCGGTGCTTCCTTGGGGTCCCACCACACGACGCGGTACGGCTGGTCGGGGTTGTTGGGGTTCTTACGCCCTTCGAACGCGTTCCAACTGCCTTCGGCGTCGAGCGCGAGCACCGGTCCGGGGCAGCTCGCCCCGAGCGTCGACTTGCCGCGCTTGGTTTCCGCGTAGACGAGAAATGTCGCGTTGTGTCGCGGGTTTCTGTCTTGTGTCATTACATCCTTTCCTCTTTGTCCTAGGTCTGAATTATATCATGAGGCGTACCGGGCAAGTGGATCACGCTCCCGGAACTCCTCGCGCACCATGTCCTCGGCTCGTGACCCATCGTCATAAAGCGGGCACAGCGTGAAAAACTGGCACTTCCAAGAACACGAATCGTCTTGGCTCGGCTCCGCGATGTGCGCCTGCTCTTCGACCGTGGCGTCTTTGAGCAGTGCCTCAAGCTCGAAGATCTTCGTGATCTTCCGCTTCATGTGCAGTTCGTACGCGGCGATCTGGTCGTCGTTGTGGTTGACCTCGAACCGGTCGTAGAACGGCGGCTTCGCCTGCTTGCCGCGCTTGACCTTCTTGAGCACGTTGTACAGCGCGCCGTCACTCCACGTGCCTGCCGGTTGCGTCATGCGCTCCAGCCACGCGTAGTGGAGCATCTGCGGATTCATGTGCAGCGTTGCGAGTGCGGAGGTGAGGCTTGCGGCCGTCTTGTGGTCAACGAACTTCCGCGCGCCGTCCATGAGGCGCAACACGCGAGCGTCCAGCTTGCCGACGACTTCGAACTCACCGAACCGTTCCACGATCTCAGGCGCGAAGCCCGAGCCGCGAACCGACACGATTTCCTCAATGGCAGTGAACTCGATACCGGCATCGACGCCGGACTCCGCTACCCAATCGGCGTATCCTTCCAGCATCGCGCGCTCAAGCTCACAGTCTTTTTCGAACGCCTTAGCGGTGTCAACATCCGGGTAGACGCCGAGCTTCGTACAGTTCTCCAGATACAATCCCCAGTCGATGTCCTGCTCAGCCTTAAGCGCGTCAAGGTACCCCTCCGGAGTGGGCCCATAGAACACCTCAAGCGCATAGTGCACGCGGCTGCCGGACTTGAGCGGCCCCGAAGGGGAGGTAAGGGCTGGTGCCAGCCTGCGGTAACTCGCGAGCCACCACCGCCGGTTGCACTGGAACTCTTTGAACTCCGATTGAGAGAACCGCCTAACGGTTTCCACGCTTCTTGTCCTCCCTGGCCTGCGCCTTCATCTCGCGCTTGGCGTCTTTCGAGCTGAGCCACTTCTCATCCTTGCGAGTCACACGCTCAAGCCCGACCTCCTGGTAGCGCAGGAAGTCAAGGTACTGCTCATCGTTGTTCTTCGACACGTCGTTTCCTCTCCTCTTTCACCTCGGCCTCGAACCGGGGCGACCAGCGCTCCACGAACACTTTCAGGTTCGCGATGCGCTTGCGTTTCTTCTCTTTGGCGATGTACTCGGGCGTTGCCCGTGGGTCATCGTAGTTCATACTGGGCATTACTCCCCCTCCTCTCTTGGTACGCAGTTGTAACACTTACATGGGCATTCCTCGGTGTTTCTGCGTCCCGTCGTGTTTCCGTCTCCGAGCACGTACCCGCGCTCTTTGAGGTCTTTCAACATGAGGTTGAAACTGGCGTAGGTCTCTTCGGTTCCATCAGGAAATTCTGATGTGTACGTACAGGAACAGGGACAACTCACGCCCTATCCTCCCATCAATCCGGTTGCTTCGATCCGGGCCGCTTCCGCGTCCAGATCATCGGTGGACTTGCCGAGCGCGAGGAGCTTAGCGCGGTCGCGCACGATCTCTTCCAGCCGCTCGGCCTTCTCATACAGTCTTTCGAGCTGCGTCTCTTCGATCGTGCCAGCGGCCACCAGGTCAATGATGGTCACCTTGTCGTGCACCTCGGAGCCGATCCGGTGGATACGATCAACGCCCTGATTGTTATCGATCAGTGACCAGCTTCGCTGCAACCGAACCATGGTGTCAGCGCGCGTCAAGTTCAGCCCGACGCCACCGGCCTTGTAGGTAAACAGAATATGGTCGATCTTGCCATCCTGGAACGCCTGAACCGCCGCGTCGCGCTCGTCCGCTGACACGCCACCGGTTACCCGAGCGAACGGGATACCAGCATCGGTCATGCGGGCCGCCGCCAAGTCGATGAGCTGTCGATGCTCTGCGGCGATCACGAGCGGCTTATCCGGGTTGTCTTCGATGATGGTCATGAGTTCATCGATCTTGGACGACTTCGGCGTGTCGGTAAGCGACACAAGCCACGTGGCGGGGTCCTCGGGAGTCTCCCCCTGGTCGACCTCGCAGTAAGCGGACGCGAATTGCAGCAACCGGGTGGCCCCGGCGAGGTTCCCGTTGGCGACGAGGACCGTGCCGTCTTCCAGCACCGTCACAAGCTGTTCGGCAATGTCCTTGTACGCCTTCGCCTGTTTGGGGCTCATCTCAACATCGCGTCGCATGAACACCTTGCCGGGCAACTGCTTGAGCACATCAGCTTTGATCATGCGGCGGAAGTGCGGATCAAGGATCTTGAAGAACTCCTCCTTGTGTTCATGGTTGAGCCCGACGATAGACATGCCGCCGAACGGGTTGTACTCGATCCTGGCGTAACGGTCAATGAAGGCAGACTTCGCAGGGTAGGTCTCAGGCGCAATCGCGTGCATGATCGACCACAGGTCACCGGGGTGGTTCGCCACGGGCGTCCCGGTGAGCGCCCAGCGGTATTGCACGGTGGGTCCGTGGAACACGTTCCAGATCGCGCGCGTCTGCAAGGCGTTCGGATCTTTGACCCGGTGCGCTTCGTCGAGCACGCACACCCGGAACGGGATGCGGTTGAGTTCCTTCTCATGCACCTCGCAGGCGGACTCTTTCAAGTCCGGCGTTCCCGGCTGCGTCTTCGTCTCGCACTCCATGCACCGCTTGAGACGCATCGATCCATAAGATGACAGGCGTGAGTGCAGTTTCATCGCTTCGATGTTCACGATGATGACTGCGTTGTCGGCTTCGGCCGCCCCCGTGATCTGGGCACGCCGCTTGGCAGCACTGCCTTGGATCACGAACGGGTTCGCTTCGGGGAGCCATCGCTTGATTTCGCGTTCCCAGTTCCGTTTCAGGGAGTTGGGGCACACGATAAGCGCAGGATACGCGCCGCCGTCGAATTCAGGCAAGATCATGTCAACGCGACGAATAGCCGCAAGCGTCTGCAACGTCTTGCCCGACCCCATTTCGTCACCGAGTAGGGCACTTCGGGCAAGCACCATGAAGTCAGCACCAGGAATTTGGAACGGGTACAGCTGTTCATCGTGCGGGTTGACCGGCTGGTAGTCCTCAGGAGGCGACATAGCCTCACGGAGTGCCAAGATCCGGTCACGGCGCGCACGCTCCCCAACAGCCCAAGCGGCAAGATCAGGTTCAACCACGATGCGGTCACCGAACAATTCACGCAGCACGATGCACGCGGCGTAGGACTTGGGGAGCGTCCAGCGCTTCGCCTTGCGGTCCCACTTCTTACCGGGGATCATTTTGATCTGATAGGAGTCATTCCACAGCGTTTCGTCCGGGTTCCCGCTGAAATCACGGGTGAACAGGACGATCCTGTCGTCTTCGCCGATCTCGGCATAGATTGGTTGCATCGTTCATCCTTCCGTCGTAGTTTCCATCTTAGCATCCCGCACCAGTTCTGACCAGCGGGGATAGTCCACGTCCTTGAGGAGGGCGAACGCCTGTCGAGCGGCGTTGCGTGCGTGATCCATACCGGGGGTTCCCCACCCGACATCGCGCAGCATGTCATCCGAGGCGAACTTGAGATTCGACTTCGCGTACTGGCGGACATCGGTCACGCCGTGAATAGCGGCGATAGCCTTCACCATGCCGGTCACCTCAAGCGCTTCGGTCTGCTGTGAGAGCTTCGCGGTTTTCGGGGTGATGATGTACCGCTCAATGGCGATATGCACGTTATCTATGGGTTCCGTTGCAGCCCACCAACCCAAGAACTGATGGCATGTACTGATCAGCTCGGGAACTTCCAGCTGTCCGCCTTCCGTATAACCATCGTTCGATCGGTAAATGAACGTGCCGGTCATGAGCCCGGGGTCTATACCGATAATCACGTATTCGTTACTCATCGTAATCCTCTTTCATTCCCCAGCGCTTCCCGTGCGCAACCCCCGCCGTGATCGGAATTGACAGGAGCGTTGAGTCGTTCATAACGTCCCTGAGAGTCTGTACCGCGTCGGGAACGTCCGCGTCATCAACTTCTAGGATCACTTCGTCGTGCACTGGGAGCCGCATAGCGTCTCCGAGTCCAGCCGCCTCCAGCTCCAGCATCTTGGTTTTCAGCAGTTCAGCGGCCATCCCTTGGATGGTGAAGTTCACGAGCTTGTATTCCTTGCCCTGTTCTCCGATGAACCTGCGATTCGTCAAGGGAGACCTGGTGTAGTACACGCCTTCGGTCTGCCCTCGCTCCCGCGCCTTACGCTGCACGGCTTGCTGGAACGCAGGAACACCCGAGTATGATGCCGCGAAGTCGCGGGACAACTGCTCGACTTCCGCCAACGGGACACCCGTGGTGGTCGCCAGTTTGTCATTTCCTGCGCCGTACAGCGTGGCGTACACGTATGACTTCGTGAGCTGCCTGCGCTTGTCTTTCTTGTCGATGCTCGGATCGCGGTAGATGCCCCTGGTCAGTGTGGTGAAAAAATCCCCTCCCGCTGCGAACGCGTCTGCAAGTCCCCTATCTCCCGATAGGTGTGCCATCAATCTAAGCTCGATTTGGTCATAATCGCACATAAGGAGCGTTTTACCCTCACCAGCGACAATGCAGTTACGAATCACTGATGAAAGCGGGTCACCTCCGCGCGGAAGCTGCTGCAAGTTGGGAGATTCTAGGCTCATTCGTCCTGTTCGCACCCCGAACCCTCCTCCGGACTCCATTACCGATTTGCCCGAACCTCCAACGGTATTCACTCTTGCGTGGATTCTCCCACTGCGCTCGCTGTACTGCATGAACCTAGAGAGGTAGGTTGATCGGAGCTTTTCCACCTTCCGACGTTCAGAGATGAGTTGCACGAGCGGGTGCGAGATCGAACCCATGACATCCTTGTCAAGCGCGAAGTCACCGCCAGGGGTGCGCTTCGTCAGGATCACGCCATCTTTCAGTAGTGCACTGACAACCTGGTCTTTCGACCCCGCCTCTACCCCGAACTCGGAACGGATGCGCTCAGTCAAGCTGTGGTGCAGCGCGTCGAATTCGATTCCCTGCTTACTGGTGTACTCACGATCGACCAGCACTCCCGCGTTCTCCATGCGAGTAGCCAGCCAGCCCATCGAAAGTTCCAAATCATACGCTTTCGGACTTTCGACTAGAACCGTCTTAGCGTGCATGTTCCAGAGACGAACCGTTATAATTGGGTCAAGCGAAGCGTAGTGCCAATACGAAGCCAGCGGCCCGGTTTCCACGATCGGAATCGTGGCCCACGTGTAGCCACCGGAGCGCATAACGGAGTCCAAAGACTCTTGCATGGACGCGGCGCGTGGGTCGATGTACTTTGCAGCCTGCCGCTTGAGCGCGGTGGATTCCGTGGGGTTATTGATGTGCCCCAGGAAACGACCATCATCAACTCGGTGGATGGGCATGCTGATGCCCATATTGGCAAGCATGGAAACGTCGTAACGAGCGTTCCAGCCTACAAAACGCTTGTCCCATCGGTTGATGATGTCGACCGCGAGGCCAGACCAACGCTCGTATGGGATAGACCAGCCCTCGTTTTCGTCTCCGAATTGAATCAGGCGCACCTTATCGACTTGCGTGTCGATTCCAGTACCCTCCGTATCGAAGCCGATCACATCATCCTTGACGCGCCCCAGCCACTCGATGCACCGGCTGGCGTCGTCCATGCTGTTCACTAGGTGCAGTTGGATTCCTTCAAGAGCCATCTTTCATCCCTTCTTTCGTCTTCTATCGTCGCGGCAGGTGCGGCACCCTCGGGTCCCGTAGTTGTTGATCAGGGTATTTTCAGGAGTATACGCGTGACCACGCAGGCACTCGGTAATCCTCCGGCCGCGCTCCTTGGCTATGAAGGGGAGAGCACCCCTTCTGATGTTTTCCCCTGGTGTAACCGGTTCTAGGTGATCCGGGTTCACACACGGCTTATTCCGGCACAGATGATCAATGACGAAACCTTCGGGGATCGGTCCTACAAGATTTTCCCAAGCGAATCGGTGTGCACCTATGTTCTTTCCACCGATGCCGAACACACCGTAATCACTTGGGTCATCAGATTGCTTTGCTCCAGTCCACTCCCAGCACACCCCGAAAGCGTCGACCTTGTCCCAAAACCTTTCAGAAGATGTCAATTTCTTGGACGCATCCGTGGTACCCGATCTGCGCCACCGCGCGTAGTGCATGCTGCACCATCCTCGCCCAAAGTGTGGCTTCTCGCATCCTTCAATCGTGCACAGTCGTGTATCATTGCTCATGTCGAACTCGCCTTCTCGTGTTCGTCCAAACCCCGGAAGCTGGAACTTCGCGGGGATTCTCTCTGTCTTGAAACGGGAGCCCCGGAGGGCTCCCGTGTACGTGTCTCTAGCTTACCGCATTCGCAGCTACTCGGCTAGCCAGGTACAGCGGATAGGAGACCGGCCAGAGCGCGGCGAGTCCGACCGTGACGAGGAGCGCGGCCCATATCTCGTCCTCTTCGGTGTTGCGGTGTGCGGAGACGGGCGAAGTGCCCATGATGACGGTAACGGAGTGAAAGAGGATGATTCCAGCGCCAACGCTGGAAATTACGTACCCGAGTATAAAAAGGGCATACCAAAACACGGCGGATTCCTTGCAAAGCTTGCGGACGGTACCTCAAGCATAGGAAAGACCCGGTGCCCCATCGACACCGGGTCTGACGTGTTATCGCTACTGGTAGTCCGGGTTACGATGTCCGATATGGATCATTTCACAGTGTTGACACCGGTAGATGTCCCATTCTGCGGCTTTCTCACCCTCCAGTTGCATCATGTACCTGCGCGCACGCCTAGCTGACTTTCGGTCACTATAACCGCGCTTCCCTGTCTTCTCACATGAGGCGAGGAAACCGGGTGGAAGTCGTCCGGTCATGGGACTACTCGTCAACGTCGCACATGACGTACTGCTGGAACTTCGGGCTCCACCGCCATTCCCGGCCAAGCTCGTCAGCCATGCCGTCGATGATCACGGATGCGCCGTGGTTCTTGACCTTTTCGACATCGCGCCCGGTCAATGCCCAGTAGTACCCGAATGAGAGCGTGATGGTCAGGGCCAGAGTGAGGATCGTTCCCCATTCGGTGTACCCGCTATCACTGATCATGCGCCACGCGTGGAAAGCGCCTAGCGAAATGAACAGTACCGGGAACCACAGCATCCTGATTCGGTGCTTCTTGAGCATCGGCGCATAATGCGCGGCCATGACCGGTTCGGTCTTAGCCTTATTCACCGGTCTCTCCGTTCACGATCGCATCGATGTCCGTCCGGTAGAAGCGGTTGTGACCACCCGGCGTCTTGATCGCCCGGATGAGCCCACGTTCCGCCCAGCGCGTGACGGTCTTGGCGTCAACGCGCAGCACCTCCGCTACCTCGCTCGGGGTCATGAGTTCTTTGCTGTCAGTCATGATTTCCTCTCAGTACGTTTCCATGATGGCCTTAAGGAGCCTGAACCCCTCATGGCTGAACACCATGTGCGCAGGCTGACCGTCTGCGGAAACAACTTCCATTGCGACGCCGCCCATTTCGCTCAGCTTGGTGGGGGTCGTCTTGAAAAGCGTCACCTTGTGGTCGTCAATCAGGTGTTCGGTGCACTGATACTCGATCATGTCGCCCCCTCTTGCATCTTGGACATGCACGGGATGCACATGTCGGCTTTGTCGATTGGAATGATCTGGTTTCCGGCAGCGTGTGCGACCAGACCAGAGTTCTCAATGAGGAGCCCGTTCCCGTTCCGGATCGTGTCGCCCATGAATACCGCGTGCCACCAGTTCGGGCGCTGCCTGGTGCCGAGCTTCGCTCCGCAACCGTCGCAGATCGTCTGAATCATCTACCAGTCCCCGTCAATGACCAGCACGCAGACGCCCCAGTAGGCGAGGAACACGATCACACCCACAAGGACCGGCCACAGATCGCCATAACCTAGGACATACGTGATGACGCCGCCAATGATGGCGAGGAGTAGCGATGCAACGATGTGGCCCATTACTGCCTCCCGATCCATTGCCCGAATTCCAGCAGAATCCAAAGTACGGTCACTCCGATCGGGATCACGACCAGCATCGCCGCAATGATCACGGCGATAGCGCAGCCGTTGAGCTTCGGTTTGTCGTCGGTCACTTGTCCTCTTTCTTGCTGTCGTTCAGGTGGTTAGCGATCCTCGCATGAGCCGAAACGGCTGCCATGGCTGTGCACAGGTTCGCCACTGCGAGAAATACGAGTCCGATAGCCTGCATGTCGTCAACGGTCATCAGTCGTTGTCCTCCCGCGCATCGAAGTATGCTCCATTCGCCGTTTTGTGTGCGTCTTCGTGCCCGTAGTTACGTACGCACTGACTGTTCGCAGGGTCTACGATCGGGTTCGCGAACCGCTGCGCGAAGCAGCGTTGCCCTTCGACACGCTGCCCGTTCACGAAGTAGAAGAAGTTCGAACGCGGCTCCGGTTCGGCCTTCGGCGCGGCCTTCGCCAGTTCGGCGTAGACCTTAGCCACCTCAACCATGACGGTCTGGTGGCTCAACGGTTTTCCGTCGAACTTCTCAGCGGACAACAGCCATTCGGCCTTGTCCGCGTAGTAACGGAAGTCTTTCGGTTCGTCACTCATCGTTTCCTCTCCATCTTCCTCAGTTTCCGCATAGCGCGATCGACCCGTGTCATGTCCCGGTGTTCGATCCATTTCAGGATTCCCCAAAATGCCGGAACCGACAGGACGAGACCGATCATCCCACCGATCATCGCCACGATGTACTGATGTGCTGTCACTCTGACCACTCCCGCAACAGCACGATGTTGGTAGCGAACAGACGCGGAAGGTGTTCTCGGCCGTTGTTCTCGGCGAGCATCTTTTCCACCTCCACGATTCGATCGGCGCGGTCTACCGGGTCAAACATCGTCACGAATCCGCGTCCGCTGCCGCCCTGGAACTGGTAACTCACCAGGTACTCGTATCGGTTATTCATCTTCGGCTCCTCCGAATCGATCGTTGTACAGCTCCTCAAGCCACAGCCACACCGCGTCGGTGCCTTCGGTGACGAGCAACAGCGCGCCTTCGTCGGCGAGAATGTACGCCATGTCGGAGTAACACCTTGCCCATCGTCGCGGGCAAGCCTGTGAGTCCTCGCTCACGATCGCCTCAACGTCCGGCATGTCGTAACGTGAGTGCCAACCGACGCTGGAACCCATGCGCTCCACACCCCCGGTGTTCCGAGGAGGCGTCACCGGCAGATACCAGTTGGTGCGAACCGAGAGCACCACTTCGTGGTCCTCGGTGCCGAGATGCAGCCGCATCTCAGCGTTGTGCACCCCGTGGTTTCGTCCCGGCTGTGTCGAACAGGCTTCGGAACCGTTCACGCAGGGCTTGACCCTGGTGCAGTCGTAGGCGGGGATCACCGTAATCTCGCGAGTGAACGTCACTGCTCATCACCCTCTCCGGTCTTCTCGATCCACACCGCACGATAGGCAACGGTGCCTGCGCCGAACGTCAGCATGGCGATGTGGTGCGTGTTCGTGTCGTACACGTTGTGCTCTTCCGAGAACTCAGCGGACACGTCACGCCGGACTTCCCGCATGAACTCTGCCGTGTCGTTGAATTCCGCGCGAGCCTTGTCGTCATCCTCTTCCAGGATGCTGTATTGCACGTCGATGCGACTGGCGGTGTTCAAGGGAGCCGATTCGTCGTATTCGTACAGGAAATCGGCGAGTTTGTGGAAACCTGCAACCGTGTGGGCGCGGTGGTCTTCGTCAGTCATGTCGAACATGTGATGTCCTTCCGTCTTTGATCGTGATCATGGGGTGTTGTGTCGGGAGCCGTCCCACCCCTCTAAGACGGCTCCCCCTCTGCGAACCTGGTAAGCGGCTGTTCGCTGAGTTCCTTTGCCCGAAAGCTTTGGAGAGACTTGTCAAACCTACCATGATGCGCCCGATGGTGCAACACGGGGCCAGAATCCTTAGAATCCCAGCGCGTTCCCTCGGGGGGCGTAATCGGGAATGGCCTCTTCGTGGTCCTCCAGAACGCGGGCAATGCCCTTGTCGACCGTGGCCGCGTGCCGGAATGCGGTAGCGTTCGGCTGCGGAATCTTCGCGGGAGCGCCATTGCGCCCCGACACCGGCAGCGCATGCAGCACGCCCATAGGGTCAGGCGTCCACGTAGCGCTGACGCGCTGGTCTTCCCCGGGGTTCTTCGACTTACCCATGGTGACGACCACGTACAGGGGCACGTTGTCATCAGAGGCAACACGCATGATCGCCACGTCCGCCCAGCGGCACGCGTTGCACCGTTCGCCTTGGGCGACGGGAACGAACGGGTTGTGAGAGTGCGCACGGTCGGGGTCGAACGAGGAGCCGAACCCGAGGACGACGCCCGTGAACGACTGACCCTTCACGTTGAAATCGTCCTCTTCCCGGTCCTCGTACTCCATTTCTTCTTTCGCGAAACGCGCAAACTCGTCGGAAAGCAGGTCAAGCGGTTCGGTGTCACCAACGGTGGGCCGGTTGGCTTCGAGCGCCTCATCATCGTTGTACACATCCATGTCTGTTTCCTTCCGTCATCTTTCGATCGTCTGTCAATCGTCAGCGGGTTGTCCCTGCTACCGCAAGGGTAGCATGAGGTGTAGACTGTTAACAACGACCAATGATGAGAGGATGAGGATGTGACGACAGTATCGTTCAGCGACACGGCCGCAGGCGGGCAGGCCCCCAGCGCGGGAGCGGTGGCGTACGCCTGCGTGCAGCTCGGGTTCAGAGTCTTTCCCTTGATGCCGGGGAGCAAGCGACCAGCGATCAAGGATTGGAAGCGGCTGGCGACGAGCGAGATCGACCAGGTCCGCACCTGGTGGGCCGGGGGCGAGTTCACGGGATGCCCGGTGGGCATCGCCACGGGGCCCGGCTCGGGCATCTTTGTAGTTGATATTGACCGCAAGGGAGGCGTTGACGGCTTCGCGTCGCTGCGGGATCTCGCTGCGCAGCACGGCAGCACACTCGCCGACTTCACGGGAACCATGACCGTTGCCACGCCCTCGGGCGGTGCACACCTCTACTTCCGGTGGAATGAGACCGTACTGCGCCAAAAGGGCGTGCACAACTCCTCTGGACTGTTGGGCCCCGGCATCGACGTGCGCGGCATCGGAGGGCTCGTGAAAGCGCCCGGATGCGGCGGCTACCAAGTGGTTCCCCGAGGCGGTGTCCGGAGTACTGTTATCGTCCCGGCCCCCGATTGGCTCGTGGAGCTGACGCGGAAACCTGAGCGCGAAATGCGGGATGAACCGCAGTTCGAACCGGGCAGTGCGGCGGCTGAGCAAGCCGCCGAGCGTGTGCTTGATCGGCTCGGGAACGCAGCACCGGGGACCCGCAACAACGAGCTGAACGTTGCCGCGTTCCGGCTCGGGAAGTTGGGCACCATGAGCGCGGAAAAGGCGTGGTCACAGCTTCGGACCGTCATGTTCTCCATCGGGGCGAACGATGACGAAGGCGCGCAGCGGCGGACGTTCGAATCCGGGTGGGAAGCGGGCAGGCGAGCCGGGAACGTGTGTTAGAATGCTTGCTAAGGAGGTGACGCGCATGTCGATTGAACAATGTCACGCGCAGACCGGCCCGGTATGGAAAGAAGGTGGTGAACCTTGCGGTTGCAAACTACCCGAAGGTCATGAAGGCGACCACGAATGCCCTTGTGGGTCATGGTGGGTCGATTCGATCCGGAGAGACGGAAACGCATGAACAAAGAGCAACGCGTCGAACGCGCACGAACCGCCGCGCAAGCGCGGTGGGCGGGCAAGACCGAAGACGACAAGCGCAGGCAACGCCTGACCATGCTGTCTGCACAGGCAGAAAATCTCGGGTATCGGCTGGTACCCGTTGACGACGA